CCGTCGCACAGATCGATCCAGAATCCAAACGAAACGGCGTCGCAGTTAGCCCGATCACGCGCAGGTGCGAATTGATAGTCTTCGCGTCGGCCAGGAACTGCCGGTACATCCCATCACCGCCGGCCGGAATGAGATGAGCTTCATCGACCACGATCAGGTCAAACGCATCCAGCTCGCGGGCTCGCTTGTAGATGGACTGGATGCCGGCCACGATCACGCGCTGCGCTGTATCGCGGCGATTGAGGCCCGCCGAGTACACCCCGACCGGCAACTCGGGACAAACCACCTTTAATTTGCCGACCGCCTGCTCGAGCAACTCCTTCACATGGCTGACCACCAACACGCGGCCGTTCCAGCGATCCACCGCATCGCGGCAAATCGTCGCCAGGATTGGCGTCTTGCCGCCGGCGGTCGGAATCACGACGACAGGATTGTCGTCGCGCTCCCGCAGGTGCCGGTAAACGGCGGCGATGGCGTCTTGCTGATACGGACGCAGTTGCATTCGTGTTACTGGTTCTGGGCCAAGGTCAGATAAAGTTGAACGGCCAGTTGTGGCAGATCGTCGAGTCGCACAATCGCGACCCACGGTTGCCGGTTTTGTTTGTGCAGGATGACTGGGATGTTCTCGCCGGCGTCGGCGATGGCCTGGTTCAGCGCGTCATAGAGGCGCAGCGCTTCCGCCCGCTTGACCTCAAAATGCACGCGAACAATCGCCGTGCGAATGTCAGGGGACTCATCGCTGCCGGCATACTGGCAGCCGCGGTTCGCATCCGTGCGAAACAACCTCCTGATTTCCGCGGCCGCCTCGCGCTCGCCACGCTTCCCCTTGTTGCGCGATTTCAATCCCATTGCGTCATCCTGTGAAAAGAGGCGGTGCGGGATTCGAACCCGCAACCATCACCTTGTCGGGACCGCTCTACCGTTGGCGTACCCGCCTCCGCGTCGCGGCTTCTACCCGGCGCGTCGCCACGGCGGCGTCGTATCGACGGCCGCCTGGACCGGCTTGCCTGCCGCCGCTTCCTTCTTCGCGTAGCCCTTGATCTCGTTGGTGATCTCGCCGGTGTCCGCCCGCTTCTTGCACTTCACCGAGATCACCAGCGGCAAGTCATGCAGCTCGACGCTATCGCCCGGAGCCATGACGCCAACGGCGCGGCAGATGGCCGAGAGTTCGGCACGGGCGATCTTCACGGCCGTGGCGTTGGGGTTGTCGAGATTGAGCCGCGCCCAGATGAAGCGGTTTTTGTACTCGCCGTCGATGATCTGGAAGGTCAGTTGCAGGTAGCTGCCCGTGCCCGACTTGTTGGGTTTGACTTCGCTCTCGATGATGACCGCCAGGTACTTGCCAGCGGGAATCGCCTCGAAGTCCGACGCCGGATCGACATCGTTCGCGTTGAAGCCTTTCAATGTTGCCATGCTTGTCGTCTCCTAGAGGATGGTGAAATGGATGGTTCAGACGCTCATCGCAGTGCTGGCCGACATGCCGGCCAGCAACGTGTTCCAATCGAGGGGCAGTTCGCCGTCGAGGTTGTAGCGGTTCTTGGCCACACACGACGGGCCGCCGACGGTGCGCAGCACACGCTCGCCGCCGTCCTTGCCAACGGCGTGGGCGATGGTCCGCTTGCGGCCGAAACCGGCGTCTTCCGTCTGCGTGCGGAATTTCCGCGACGCGAACAGCACCGCGTCGCACCATTCGGTGAGCAAGGCCGCAGCGTGCTTGTGCAGTCGGGGTGAATAGCGGTCGTAAGGGGACGACTCGGGGTCGTCGAACTTCTCCACCTTGGCGTGCGCGATGAGAATCACTGCCATGCAGCGGTCGCGGTGCAGAGCGCTCAAATGGTCGATGAACTGCCGCCACGGGGTCAGGGCATAGATGTAACCTTTGCCGTAGCCACCATCGACCTTCTCAATGGACTTCGCGCCGTAGTCCTGGCAGACCGAATCCCAAATCAACCGTTCAAGCCAATCGAGCGAATCGACCACGACGGATTGGTAGTCGTGCTCTTCGCTGTGCAGTTCCGAGAGCGCGCCCAGCACATCGGCCAGCGACTTGGCCAATGGAAACTTGTGGCAGTCAATTTCACCGAGACCGTCCTCGGTCTGGATGAAGATGGGCTTGGGGGTGCGGGCGGCCAGCGTCGATTTGCCGATGCCCTCGGTGCCGTAAATCATCAGGCGGGGTGGTGCCGCGGCGCGGCCGGATTGAACGCTCTGCAAAAGTCCCATGTCTGTCGTCTCCGTTGGGTGGGTTAGAGAAATGGCAATGGCGGCAGGCGGCCGATTCGGCTCCTTTAAGGCCAACCGTGGCCTGTGATGCGTCTACGCAGCCCGCCTCACCTGCCGCCGCTTGCCCTGCGTTACAGGTAGTCAAAAAACCGTTGTTCTTCGTAGCCGGTGGGCCAGTTGCCGCTCGCAGCACACTCGCGCAGCCGCCGGATCGCCGCTTCGTTTTCGCGCGTGGCGTGCTGCAGCACCTCGTCGGCGATGCGCCAAACACCCGTGCGGAAAGGTTCGCGCTTCTCGATGGCGATGAAAAACGTTGGCATCCGCAAACCGATGCGTTGCCTTAGGACCGCGACATAGAACGCCAGTTGGTGGCAGTAGCCATAACGCCGGGCGTCGGCCTCGAAGTAGTCGATGCTGTCCACCGTCTTCAGGTCGCAGATGGCTCGGTGCGGCGCGAACCAGTCAATGCGAATCTGGCAGGGAACGCCGCAGTACTCGCTCCGCACGACGCCCTCGGCCACGCCGTCCGACAGGAGATCGCGAGCGACCTCGTGCCGCTGAACGCTGTCGGCCATCTGCTGTACGAGGGCGAACTGTTCCGTCGTCAGTACGTCCTTCTTCTGCGCTTCCGCCCAATCAGCGAACGCCTTCGTCGTCGCCCCAAACGGCTGGCCCGTCTTGGGGTTGATCGGTCCGCCCACGGCAAACGCTGCCTGGAAGGCCTCCTTGCCTTCCAGGATCAGCGCGTGCGCCGCCCGCCCCAGCAGATAGGCGGGTCGGTCCTCATTCGGGACCAACCCGCAGCGCTTGCGGAAGTAAAGCTGCGGGCAGCGGCGGAAGTCGCCCAGCAGATGGCTGGAGAGATACTCGCCGCGCTTGGCGTGATAGACTTCCGCCGGCTCATGAAGGAGCACGTCGGACGGAGCTTGCTCGAGAACTTGTTGCGACATTATGAAGCTCGTGAAGAAAATTGCGTGCGGATATCAACGACGACTCGTACCGAACGACCGCGTCAGACGAGTTCGCCAACGCCGGCCTCCCGAAAATGCTGCCGCAGCAATTCCATGCGGCGCTCCATCGTCGTCCGTGTGATGCCCAGCTCACGCCGCACTTCCGTGGGCGTTTGATACTTGAGGCGCTCGCAGATTTCCTGGAGCTCTGCCGGCAGCGAATTCATCGCGCCCTGAACGTCCATTGCCAGGTCGGCCTGGTCGGTGTGGCTGATGCAGGCTTGCCCCCGCCCGGAACGATGCTCTTCCTCGCTGATCGTGGCCCCCAGCTCGGCAAGCTGCCCGTCGCCATCGTCGATCAGCACATTGAGCGAGTGCAGTTCGCAGTGGCCTTGTCGGCGCTGCGCTCGCTGGCGGCGGCGTAGCGATACGGCCGACTGCCGGACCACATGTTTCACGAAGGTGGACCACTTGGATTTCTCGGGGTCAAAGTTGACTGCCTGCTCCAGCAACGCGAGCTGCAGGTCTTGAACTACGTCCTCCAGATCGGAGCGACGGAATGTTCCCTCGGAAACGAGAGCCTTCGCGGTGTTGCGAATGATCTGCGAGGAGAACTTGTCGGTGACATCGGGTGCATGGGTAACAGTCATGGATGGCGCTCCTGGGTTTGTTCAGGCGACGGAGCGACATCAACAAAAACAGCGGATCGACTGTGTGCGCTGCCGTTGTCGGCGTCGCCCACAATCGCCTCCGCTTAGCGGTCAGCAGATTGTCTGGCTGCAAAAAACAAATGAACGATTCAACAAATCACAACGAACGCGTCTGTACGACGCGTTTAGTCTTCCCATTCGACGAGAAACGGCAAACCATCCTGAATCGACAACGTGACGATCGTGACGTTCCGTTTGCTCTCCATGAATTCCAGCAACTCGAGATGCTGTTCCT